TACTGAGATCCCAGGTAATGTATATTATCCCGGCTAGATTTAATGTGATAATGACCAGTAAGAACATATTCAAATTTGTCAAAATGTTTTGGGTCATAACCATGCTCAATAAAGATACCGCGAATACTCTGAAAGCCACACAACTCTAGATGTCCTAGTAGTAGAGAGCATGTAGTGTTGGTAATAAACTCTGCAGACTGAATCTCATTCTCTGGGTTAATCCACGGTAATAATGCAACACAACCAGCAGAGGTTTGAATCTCTGTTGGTTCTGAATGAATTTCCCAGTTGGAATACTGTTGTGCAATTTCTTGTAAAGAATTAACTGTATTATTGTTCTTATAATAAGTATCATGATTGCCACAAATGGCAATACACTTTACGCCAAGTTCTTGAAGAGGTTCAAAGAATCTTGTGCGAACTTGCTGAAGAGTCTTAAAATTAATATATTTTCTACGATCAAAGACATCACCTAGATGAAAGATGGTATTAATATTATTTTTTTTAATATATGGAAATAACTGTCCCTCAAAGAAGGACAGAAAGTATTCCAAAACTATTGGTGAATCCGCTTTATACCCAAAGTGGGTATCGTTAAGAATGATTGATTTCATAAATTTATTTAATTAAATTACCACCATTTAAAAAACAATTCATCTCTATCATCAAGATTTTTAAAATCTAATTTTGAATCTGGATACATATTATTATCATTTTCTTCTAAATTACATAAATTTTTATTAATAAATGATAATTCAACTACTGACGGAATTCCATCTAAAAGACCACAACAATTATTTCCATGAATATGAAATATTTTATGTGTTTTAGTTAATTTAAGAATTATATTATAAAAATAATCAGGACTAGCATAATGTAAATGAAATTCTATAATAAATTGTTCAATATTTTGTAATATTTTTTCTTCTATATGATGTAAACATTCAAATTCATATCCTTCTATGTCCATTTTTACAATCATAGGAGAATTTGAATTTAAAATATCATTAATATTATCTTTGGTAATATTTATTTTATTATAGGTAATATTTGAAGGTAACTCTTTATTAAAATCACATGTACCATCAAATAAATTTACTACCCCAGAAAAATATTTTTGTAATTCAGTTTCACATGTGATTTCATTATCTACACCAAATCCATAAATTGTTTGATTTTTAATTGGGGTTTTTGCAAAGATATAACCACCATCTCGGTTGTTACCAAATCTTTGTTTTTCAAATATTGTTTTTTGAGGAATTAATAAATTTTTCATATGTCTAATGTTGGTTTTTTAGATTTGCGAGTTCGTTTGCCTTTAGTTTTCTTTGGGGTACACATAATATCAAATCTATCCATATCTAAGTCTGTAAGTCCAAAGAAATCTCTACGACCAATATCAATACCAGCATATACTTTATTGAACCAATGATGAAAATCTTTATCATTTTGTTGTTCAGCATATTTGTATTGGGTATACTTTTCTTTCTTCTCTTTATTTATAATACGAACAAAAGAAAACCAGCATATTTGGGTTAAATAACCAAACGGGCTAGTTGACTTTGCTGGATCAAAATTACCAATATAGGTTATACAGTTTAAAACGGCATCTGATACCATCTCTTCTCTATATGGATAATTGGCAAAATTAGGACGATATGAAAGTCTAGATGCTATCTTTAAGATACATTCACCAATAAAATCTGGTAACTTTGGTTTTTTTCTTCCAGCATTCTCTGCTTCATCAGTCTTTTTACGATAGTCAATCAAAGCAGCGTATAAGTCAGTATTACTTACGTAATCTGCGTCTGATGATGCTTTCTTTTTACGAGGGTTTTTCACATTTATACTTTACTACATTATAGAGACTAATCAAGTTTTATTTTTTAATTTATCTAACCAATAATCTACCATTTCATTCATCATATTATTAAAAGTAATTTTAGGACTCCACCCTAACTTTATTCTAGCTTTAGTAGAATCTCCTCTAAGATAATGCAATTCTTCTGGACGATGATATTTTTGTGCATTGTCAACATATAGATTAACATCTAAATTAACACGACCAAAGACATGATTAACCATTTCTCGAACAGATCGAGTTTCTCCAGTTGCTAAAATATAAGTGTCAGCAACATCCTGCTGTAACATCATCCACATTCCCTCAATATAATCTTTTGCATGACCCCAATCGCGTTTAGCATCAAGATTTCCTAAAATTAATTTTTTTGACAATCCTAATTTAATTTTTACTGCTTCTAATGCAACCTTATTAGTAACAAAATTAATTCCTCTACGGGGAGATTCGTGATTAAAAAGAATACCGGAACTAACAAATAGTCCATATGATTGTGAATAGTTACGACAAAGAGTATGGGCATATAATTTTGAACAACCATAAGGACTTACTGGTACCATCGCTGTAGTTTCTCTTTGAAATCCATCATCATCTACAGAATTTCCAAACATTTCCGATGTTGCAGCATGATAAACTTTAGAATGTGGTGAAAAACGCCTTACTGCTTCTAAAACAGCTAATGTGCCACCACCATTGACATCTAAAGTATATTGTGGTAAATCAAAGGAAATTTGAACATGAGATTGTGCTGCCAGATGATATATTTCATTTGGTTGCAATTTATTAATAACAGTTTCAATACTAATTGGATCTGTTAAATCTGCATAATGAAGAGTTACTAAATCCTTATCATGTAAATGTTGAATACGGGTTGTTTGAGATTCGGGTACTGAATTTCTTCTAATAGTACCATGAACTATGTAGTTTTTTTCAATTAAAAACTCTGCAAGATAAGATGCGTCTTGCCCATTTGCACCAATAATTAATGCGTTTTTATTCATAATTTTTATATAAAAGTCGTTTAATAAATTTAATAATTTTGTAAAATATGTTTTGCCATATTTTCAGTTGTAAGATATTGTTTACAATGATTTAAAATATTATTTAATAAATTTTTATATTTTATTTCATCAAAAACCATATTATCTATTTCAATATATGGAATAGAATTTACATTTAATTTAACACCTGGTAAATTTTTTGCTTCTATTAATAATTGTTTTGGTAAAAAAGTTAGACTATTTTCTGGACAATTTTCAATATCTATAAAATAAGGAATACAATTATTAAAAATAATTTCATAATGCCGCATACAATCCCAACCGCCTTTTTTATGAGTTATAGCAAAAAATGATTTTTGATAATCTTCATAATAGTTTTTTTCTGTTTTAAAAATATAAGTTTGATTATAACCTGGAACTACTGTTGCACTATTTTGTGTTTTATTATAACTATTATAAATTTTTTCTTTTGGAAATGAAAAACTAATCGGGTTTAAATTATAACTACCAAGTAAATCTAGTTCTCTTTTATAATATTTACATCTTGAAATAATATGTGGAAAAAGTTGATCAAAATGTTGATCATCTTCTCCATCTAAAAAAATGCATTTTATACCCGAATCAATAGCATAATAAAAATATGATTTATTTCGATGAACTGATGCCCAAATTATTAAATCAAAATACTTATCATTTATTTTTTTTAAAATATCATTTCTATCTACATTTATATTTTTTAAAGTTCTAAAAATTGTAAATCCAGAACCATATGTTTTTAATTCTTCTTCTGAATATGTATCATCATACATATGTTCCATTTTTGGTAAATCTACAACATCTTTCCCATACAATGAACGCAGTCCATGAAAAATTGTATCTGCAAGATAGTCTGGACATCCAGAATTTATATAAAGTATTTTCATTGTTTTTCTAAAATAGTTAAACCACTTGAATAAGTATATTCAAATATTTTTTTCCATTGTAAATTTTCTTTTAAAAATTCATCTATAGCTGGATTTATTCCTTTTAAATTTGTATTTAAAGAATCATCTAAATTTTGACCATATGTACCAAACATCTCTGTATCATGAAAAATTAAATATTTTTTTACTTTATTTGAGTGTCTATTTAATTCACCTTTTACTTGATTATATTCATGATATGTGTCAATAAAAAGAATATCTGTTTCTTCTATATCAACTTCTAATGTATTTCCTTGAATAAATTTATAATCAATTCCATTTTCTAGGGCTAAAGCATAAACTTCATCTAAATTTTCATTATGTTTATTTGGATGTTCTAAATCTACAGAAACCATTTTATTTGGACAACCATATAAAAAAGCCCAAGTACTAACAATTTTTCTTACACCAAATTCTGTTACAGAATCTGCTTTTGATGCAAGCAATGCTAAAATAGGTAAATGTTCAAAAATATCTGAACGATTATAAAGTTTTGATAAAAATTTATGTTGTAAGTTGATTGTTGGTATTTTAGTATTCATTTTATATATTTACCTTTATGTAATCTATATTATCATATATTTTTTGTTTGTCAATAATATTATAAGATAATGTTGATAAACCATCTAATTGTATTTTATCTTCTGTTAAATTTTTAATTTTTTTTAAATTTGTTTCATGGTGTTCTAAGCCTAATAGAGCATCGGGAGAATGATAAAAGTGTAAATTATCTTCACCTACTTCTCCCCAACTATAAAAATTTATTTTTTTAAGTTCTTGTTTCATATTTTTTAAAATAAGTCTATATTGAATTTCATTATCCTCAGCTCCATAACCCCAAAAATTATTTGTAAAACCATTTAATTTTATAAAATTATTTTTACTACAAAGAAAAGATTTATAATGTCCTTGTTCTATTTGGTAATGATAGCCTAAAAAATTACATTTTTTTTCTTTTAAATAATTTTTTCCTTGGATATAAATATCAATTCCTTCTAAAGGAATCATGTCTATAGGATTAAATCCAAAGATCCATTTTTTTTCATTTGTAGTTCTATTATAAAAATCAAATCCAACATTGATTAGTTTTCCCAAATTAAATCTTTTATTGTCATCTGATTGTTCTACTATTAAAAATTTTATATCTACATTTTTATCAAAAACTTTTATTTTTGATAAAAATTTTTCTAAACAGACTGGCATATTTCGATATGGAATACATATATTAATCATATTTTTTCTGTTTTTGGTACTGGATAATATGAATGTATTTCATAATCAAATAATTTTTTAAATGGTAATTTTATAACTTCGCTATAGATTTTATTTTTTATTTCAGAATAAAAATTCCAAGCTAAAGGTATAAAAATAGTATTATTTCCAAATAGTTTTATAGTATCTGGGCTTAATATTGGTGCATTACTTCCTGGACACAATAACCCACATTTTAATTGGTTATCATCTATAATATAATGCATTTTAGTTTTAGATGCATTTAAAAATGTGTTACCTTTTGCTGCTGCGCCATAGCCTACTACCAAATATCCATTTTTTTTATAATTTTTAACTAAAGTAGAAAATGATTTTATTATATTTTTAATGTTTTTAGAATAGTTTTTATAAGTTTTTAACTTATATCTTCCAGCATTTTTTTCTTTCAGTATACTTTCTTGAATGCTAGTATTTTCTTCACCAGTTAATTTAACTGTAAACAAATAACTGACACCATGTATATCTAATCTTTTTACATCTATCAATTTTAATCCTGTTCTTTGACAGATGGTTTGCATAGATTTTGTAGAAAAAAAAGATAAATGTTCATGATAAATTGTATCAAATTGATTGTTCTCTATCATGTCTGCCTGAGAAGTTTGAATATACAATTTAGTTTTTTCAGACATAACTTTTTTACAACAATTTAAAAATTCAAAAATATTATCAGTATGTGCAAATACATTTTGTGCAATTATTGCATCATATTTTTTAAAGCCCAATTTTTCTAAAGCACCATTACTCAAATAATCTACAATAATTCTGTCATTTATTTTTGAAGACAAATTGTATAAATTTTCTGCAGGGTCTATTCCATGTGTTATCCATCCCCGTTTTTTAAATTTTTCTAATTGTGTACCATCATTGCAGGCTATATCTAATACTGTTCCTTGTAAAACTGTTTCAGAAATAACCATATCAGCAAAAGATTCAAAAAATGTATTTAACGTTTTTGAAGTACCGCTGATATATACATAATTTTTAAACATTTCATCTGGGTCTACAACGATGTTCAATTGTGAATGAAAACAATTTTTACATAAATTTAAAGCCAAAGGATATTCTGGTAATTTATTTTGACCATCATGGTAAGAGTTTGCTAATGGTTGTTTGCCAAAATCTATTACACAAGATAAATTAGATGAATTGCAGCACCGACAATTTTTTATAGTTTTATACATAATTTTCTTAAACAAAAATATTCATATTTTAAAAATTATCACTTATATAGAAAGATGATTCACCACTATTTAGTTCACTTATAAATTTAATATTCTTTTTTATATAAAAAAGAAGTATTTCTATTTGTATAAATCATATTATTTTTATTTTTTAATATATTTTCGATAATCATATCAGGAGTTTCATTAAAAACAAAATTAAAATTAGAAATAAATTTATCACATGATAATGCAAAATTATATTTGTTTGAAACTAATTTTTCATTTAATTTTGTTGGTGCAATGTTACACAAAGAGGTATCTATTTCTTTTATTGGGCATTTCACAATATCACTTACAATTAAAGCCATTTCTTTAGATGTTTTTGTAAATGAACAGAGATTATATACATCACAAAGCTTTTTATTATTATTAATTACAGATACTATTGCTCTACACAAATCATTAATACCCAAAATTGAACGTTTTGTATTTGGATTAAATAAAAGTATTTCATTAGTTTTTAAAGCAGTTGATGTCATTGCATTTAACATTATATCATCTCTAAAAACTGGAGAAAAACCGTTTACTGTTCCAAATCTGAGACCTATAATAGAACATTTATGGTTTCCCATAAGAGTATATGTATCTATAAGCTGTTTACTTAAATCATACATATTATGTGGTTTATTTAATACATAATCTTCTGTAACAGGATCTGTTTTACAGTCTCCGTATACACTGCCACTACTTGCATAAATTAAAGTATGTTTTTCATTTAATTTTTCAATCAATGAAGTAAAATTAATAACATTATTTTCTAATACTGATGTTGGGTATAAATCACACATTCTTACACTAGAATGTCCCGCTAATAAAATTATTATATCAAAATTTGATAAATACTCTTCCGTAATGTTACCATAATCTTGTTTTATATAATTTATATTATCAATTTTTTTTGTAGTATGTATAAAATTGTCTAAACAAACTACATTATTACTATTACTAATTTCTTGTGCCAATCTAGAGCCGATATATCCACCACCACCTATTATTAGTATATTTTTAAAATTCATTATTTTTTCCAAAAAGAATATATTCCCTTTTCTAATTCATAGGAATCCCATTCTTTTCTTTTTTTATTTGGTTGGAGTTTTGCCCATTCCCACATGCTTTTAAGACCATCTTCAAGAGATGTTGTTGATTCAAAATTAAGTATGTTTTTAATTTTTTCATGAGATACCCATGCATGTTTAACTTCATGTCGCCCCTCAAGATAAACAATTGGATGATTTCCTACTACTTTTAGTAATGTGTTTGCCGCTTCATTTATAGTTACTTTGGTATCATTACCCATATTAAAAATTTGTTTAGAACATTCTGGTAGTACTGCAGTTTTCCAAAAATACGGCAAACAATCATCTATATAACTAAATGCCCGTTCTTGATTACCATCACCATATATTGTTATAGGTTGATCATTTAAAACATTATACATCCATATTCCTAAAACATTTCTATATTTGTCCCATATATTTTGTTTTATTCCATAAACATTATGGGGACGAATTATACACCAATCCAATCCATGTTGTTCACCAGCAATTTTTAAATCCATTTCACATGCATATTTTGCAATTCCATATGGATCGATTGGATCTGGGATATAACTTTCTTTAAATGGTGGTTTAGCATTACCATATACAGCCATAGAAGATGTGAATATAAATCTTTTTATATTATGTTTTATAGATTCATTAATCAGGCGCGCAGTTGATATTAAATTATTTTCATAATTAAATTTTCTAATAAAAGGACTTAATCCCTCTGCAGCATACGCAGCTAAATGAAAAACATAATCGGGTTTATGACTTTGAAATATATTTTCTAATTTATCTGATGATGATAGATTAATATTATAAAAGTTAACCTTATTATTAATATTTTCTATATATCCACCACTCAGATCATCTATACCAATTACTTCATGTTCGTTGACTAAATAATCAGCTAATCTAGAACCTAACAGTCCAGCCACACCAGTTATTAAAACTTTACTCATTTTTATTTTCTCACAAGATGAATATATTTATCAATATTTTTTAAAAGATATTCTGGATACGAATCATCTATAATTACTGTTTTTGCTTTCATTTTTCTAAAAAATAAATCCTGATCCAAACACTCCATATTATTTTCTAGATGAGAACGTACTTCATCAGTATTATATTCTTGATGAGCATATGCATTTAATTTTTCAATAATTTTTTCTTTACCACCTAAAAAACTAAAATGCCAACCACCATTTAAAATTTTTATTGGATTGATGCCTGATAGTTGTTGATTTCTTATATTATTTACATTTAGCTGTTTAAACAACCAAAATGAAGAAACTCTAGTTCCGTGCCATGTTGTACTACCAAAATAATCTTCTTCAATATAATTATTTAAATAATAATAATAAAAATTTTGCATTAATACTTGTAAATTATCTTTTGTTACATTTTTAATTACATTTGATAAAATTTTTGGATTAGGAATTTCGTCTATATCACTAATCATTATAATATCATCATCTTTGCATTCTTTTAATGCCTTTAAAATAGAATTCTTTTGAAAAATTTCTCTAGCTCCAGTTGAATATTCTGGTGGAGAATCATCAACAATAGAATAAATTATTTTATCTTTAAATTTATCAAATTTAGAAAAATTATTTTTAAAATGTAATTCTTTTTCTTTTCCTGTAAATGTATGTGTAGCTTCTGAAATTACAAAATAATCAACTATATCATACAGTGTGTTTAGTCTTATTTCCAATAAATCTAATTCATTAAAAAAAGGAAAACAATCATATATTTTCATAGTATCTCCTTAAAATTTTTATTAAAAATATCTTTTGCTTGATCTAATAAATGGATACCATGAAATCCAAATTTATTATTTAAATTATTATCTTGTTCTGGCATTTCAACTTCTACTCCCCATTTTAAACCAATTTCTAAAGGTGCGTATTTACAACCATTAGAGATAAAATATTTTCTTTCTAAGTCACAAATTACAGCATCTTCATTTCTTTCAATATAAGGTAATTTAGTAGCTGCAGCTAATAATTTTTTTGATCTAAAAGAAAATCCACCATTTCCAATATAATATGAAAACCATGGCCACGGTGATCCAATATAATCATAATTATAAAATTCATCAGTCCATAAATTTGGATTTAAAATAAATCCATCTGGCTGCATCCATATACTAAATTCTGTCTGTAAAAACGGATATACATTTTTAAGACAAAAATTATTATATTCCCCATAACTCATTTTATTTATCTGAAATCCTGTTACATTTTTTAAATTTTTTATAGGATCTACTGAAAAATGTAAAACAGACTTAAATGATATTTTTGATGTTAAATTATTAATTATATAACGTATATCGGCAGTATCTTTACCAATACCATCTATAAAAACTGCTGTAACTTTATCTAATACTAATGTCATAATTATATTTTTTTATGTACCCAGACATTTTCATTAGAATAATAATCATAATTTGGTAATACTTCTTTAACTGCTTTAGTTACACCATCCCAAGAAAAATCATGTCCACTAATAATACCACCAGTTTTAACTTTTGGTAACCAATTAATTATATCATTTTTTATATCTTCGTATTCATGGCTAGCATCTATATAAACAAAATCTAATGAATTGTCAGGATAAATTTGGCATGCGTCTAAAGATAACATTCTAATAGGATTAATAATATGTTTTACTGGTTCTATATTTTTTAAAAATTCACTGTATAAAGTATCTTCTTGAACAAAAATATCATCAACATGTTCAATTGATCCTTTCCACGTATCAACACAGTCAAATTTTATTTTTTTATTTGAGTTATGAATTTCAACAGCCATATATGCAGCACTTCTTCCTTTCCATGATCCTATCTCTACAAAGTGTGCACCATCAATAGCATGTTGAACTATAGAATGATAAAATATTGGATATGTAAACCAATCTTCGCCTATATTATGATAAAAGTGTTCCATTTGTTTCCTCAATTTGTAATGTTATTTTAGCCTGTAGTTCAATTCCATTTAAATCATATCTATTCAAAAAATCACCTGTATGAGTATATGAAAAATTTGATGTATCATCCAAATAAAAATAATCATTTAAGTTTACTGGACACGTACATTCAAAATCTTTTAATCTTGTTATGATATTATCTACCGGACCATCATATCCATTTTGTTCTATATGTGAGCATAGTTTTTGTGCACCAGTTTTTGTAATACAATATGCAGCCATACCTTCACAAATATAATTTTTTTCTGTACTTATAATTTTTAAATTTTGATCCCATTTTGCTGTAGGAAGAACTTTTATATATTGGTCTTTATTTTGATAATGTGATGTAACTGCCTGCAGATATAAAAAGTCTAATTTGCTATAATCAAATTTATTCAAATTTGTCATTATATGTTCTGAAGATGGAAAACAATCATCTTCACAAATAAGATATACTTCATCATCTTCATCGTTGCAGAGATCTTTCCAAATCTTATAATGTGCCATCAATGCTGCAATTTCACCAAATCTTACCCAAGATCTGTTAGTATATTTTAATAAATTTGTATGGTTTATATCAAATTTTTTTCCTTCAAAAGTATATGATGGGAATGACCTATTAAATACCATATCTAATTCAGATACACCATTAACAGTCATATAATTGATATTACATGATTTAAAGTTTTTTTCAATTTTTGCCTGTCTTTCAACAGCATTAGGTAGTGTAATTACTAATGTTTTCATAATCTAATCGTATCCTTCAATTGTTGTTTTAAATTTTCAAATGATTTATTAATATCATACTTAAAGATGGGGGAATTCTTCATTTTTTCATAAACTAATTCATTCGAATCAACATATTTTACATATTCCAAACATTCTTCCATAGAAGAGAAATTATTAACATAGATAAATGACTCTGGATTAAAATCATGCAAAACATAAGAGTCACCCCAATATATTGGTATGCATCCTGCTGTCTTGGCTTGTAAAAATTTTTCAGTCACATACCCAGTCTTGTATGTATTTTCAAATGCCATTGCAAATTTAAATGGAGATATTGCATCATATTTTCTCAATTGGTTTCTGTCATGATCACCATTTCCAAATGGTAATCCGAACCCAACTGTTGGTTTATATGTACATAATAAAGTATAAAAATCTACTCGATTTTTATGAATAGCAGAAAATGGAGCAATACAAAATTGTTCTTTTAAAGTATTACACCACTTATTATTTTGTAATTCTTCTGGCAAAACTGCGGGAATTGGATTTTTTTGATTTTTAAGATTATAAAAATTAATATAAATGTACCAAAGAGGCATTCTAATATTTTTTAAATCTTCTCTTGTTGGATCAAACGATAAGTGGTAATCACCATCCTGATACTGAACGGGTTTGGGTTCAGCCATAAAAGTTAATATTTTTGTTTTAGTTCTATCTATTTCTTTGGGAACATAGTTTTCTGCAACTAAACAAAGATTACAGTCATTTACATTATTTGTAACAACCAATTCATCTTTATAAATGTCCTGCAATATTGATATAAAAATATTTTCATTATAATTGAAATCTGGCCAAAAATTATGTATGCTTAACTTTATCATTAATGCTTTCGTATATAAAATCATCTGCCGTTTTTAATTTTTGCAGATTTTTAAAATTGTTATTAATCGATGGAAGCATCGAAAAATATAACTCTCGAGTCAATAAATCAAATGATTCTAGATCTTCTATAAAAATAATACCATTTAAATCAAAATCCTCACCAATAGACCTATCACCATAATATATAGGTACTGTTCCAGTAGCAAAACAATCTGTTATTTTTTCAGTATAATATTTTGGATAGATGCTATTTTCAATAACTATAGAAAACATATAATCTTTTAATCCATCTAATTTATCAGGAATAAAATTATAATTTCTTCCAAAAATATGATCTTTAAATTTTGGATTATTTTTTAATTTTTCAAATAATTCTATTCTTTTATTATGACCTGAAGTAAATTGTTTAAAACTTGTTATATATGAACATAATTTTGATTTCTCAAATACAGAATATGTTTTAATCCATGGCATATTGGATGCTGGTGGATTATATCTAAAAAAAATAGGATCTAAATTAATTATTCTATAATCGTTTGTAAAAATATTTTTATATTTAAGTTTTAATATATCTATGTTTTTAGTAGTAGCCAATATCAAATTTGATATAATCTCAGATGATTCGCCTAACCATCCATATTTTGGACCATCATATACATCATCAATATTTTGAAATATAGCTAAATCAAAATATACTACTGGTAAATTATCTAATGGATATTGATTAAATATCCATTCAAAATTTTGTGGTGGACTATTTAAACAAGATCCTGTCATAAATGAATTTGTAAAAATATGAAGTTTATTCATATAACAATCCAATCTTTGCAATATATGTCTGACCAGTTTTTTGGCATTTCTGGTGCAGAACCAAACCATTTACTTGGTGCAATTACTTGTTTACTTTCAGTTAACCAAGCTCCCCACCAACTAAAAGAACTATTTGCAATTATATGATAATCACACATAGTCATTAAACACATATCAACATTTTGATTTTTTGTATCAGGAATACAAAAAGGTCTTTTTAAATTTTTAAACATATCTGCGGCTTTTTCATTATCATCACTAATAATATAAAGAAAAGCATTATCTGGTATTTGATTTAATGCTTCTTCATAATATTCCATAGTACAAATAGGATGTTTATCAACTTCATTTAAATAATCACCTAAACGTATATGTAATGACACTGCTAATTTTTTACCAATTTGTCTTATTGTATTTGCTGTATTTTTTATTTCGGCTGTAAATTCAAATTCTTTTAATAAATCTTGACGATAATTAATAAAATACTTTTCACTTTGAAAGTAACCAATTATATCAGTATGATCTGGAATACCAAATATTCCAGCATTATATGTAAAATTTCGTTCTTGTGCTCGATTTGGATTTTGAATATTACTACTATCTTGAGCAGTAAGATTATTAAAAGCATCATTTAAACAAAAATTAATATATGAATTAGAAGATTTTAATGAATATGGAACACCAAATTCATATCCTCGTGTTTTTGCTATTGAATATAAGGTTGCATATTGAAACATTTGGTTTCCCATACGACCATACATACCCATCCGGTTATATGTAATCATATTGGAAATTCCGTATTTCTATCTTCTAAACCACAATCAGTAAATCCTTGCCATTTATTAGCATTTTCTCTATCATTTGATTGATAAAACATTGGTTGATTTGTTGCATAAACTCTGTGATAGAATTGAATTTTTGCAGTACCCATATCCCATGGTTGTTGTAGTACGTGTAAGCAATGATTCCCTACATCAGCCATATTTTGACGATATGTCGGAGTAACGTACAAAATAGCATGTGCAGCAAGAATTCCACCAATTCTTAAATAATTTTCATTATATCTTTTTGAGGCGTAATATCTATTTCCAATTGATACACCAAGATATATCCCATCACTATCGTCTGGAATATCAATAACAGGATTAAAATTTTCGGCAAACTCAACATCATCTTCTAAGATTAAAACTGGGGTAGTATACTGTACAGATTCAAGTATATCAATGTGTGATTGACCACACCCCATAAAATGATATATATCCCTTGGTGTTCCTTCTGGAGGTGGTATAATCAAACCAGATTTTCTATGAGTATTTTTAAACCCATGTTTTTCAAATCTGTTTTGCATAATTTCAGCATTTTTAGTTGCTGAATCTAAATTAATCCATACGGTTGGAATTTCACGTAAATCAATAATCATATAACCTCGTGTTAAATATAATACAACTTATAAAGATGTCAAGTTATTTAGTTGACATTTTCTTGACTTATATTATAATACTCATATGAATCTAGAAGACCTTAAACTCAATATTTCCAAAGACGCTTCTGTTGACTCTTCAGAACTGGGAAATGAGGCTATTAGAACTCCTCAACTACATAGTAAGTACCTATGCCTTCATGCAGACTTTAAACTGATTCTCTGTAAGCAGGTAAACGATCTAGCAATTCTTAAACTTCGTAAGTGGAAGATCTTTACTGGTAAGGCTAGTCGTGAAGAGCTAGAAGCATGGGGAGAGGATCCAAATGGACTATCTCTACTAAAGACTGACGTAGAAAAGTTTATTGAGGCAGATCCCAAGATTATTGAACTAAAATTAAAGATTGCTGTCATTGAAGTTAAAGTTAAGATGGTTGAAGAATTTTTAAAAGTTCTCAATAATAGAAACTTCTCTATTAAGTCTGCTATTGATTGGTTTAAGATGACTCAGGGTATTGTCTAATTTTACCATAAATATTGAGTGGATGTAGAAGTTGAATCTGTAGACGAAGTTCGTTACTATATAAAAACAGAAAAGGGAGTTAAACAAGAACTGAGAGATTATTTCTCATTCATGATTCCCGGTGCTGAGTATATGCCATTGTTTAAACGGCGTATATGGGATGGTAAGATTCGATTATTTGATATTCTATCTTCTACCCTACCAAGAGGTCTCAAAACTTATCTTAGTAAGTTTTGTAAAGACCGCCAATACACTTTAAATATAAAAGAAAGTAAGAACCCCCTATGTATAACGGAGGAGAAACTTCTGGAATTTTACGACACGCTGAAAGTTTCAGTCAAGAAACAGCGGGTCAAAATGCACCCTCACCAAAGCCAAGCAATTCTGCACGCTATCAACGCTCACAGGTGTGTAATAATATCTCCGACAGGTTCTGGAAAAAGTTTAATAATCTACGTCTTGCTCCGCTATCTGTTATCCGTAATAAAATCAGACAGAAAGATTTTAGTTTTGGTTCCAACAGTAGGGCTGGTTACACAAATGGAAACAGACTTCTTTGATTACTCAAAGACAGATCCTTCCTGGCTATCAAGAAAATATATTCATAAAATAAGTGCCGGACTGGAAAAAGATACCAACAAACAGGTAATTGTTTCTACTTGGCAGTCTATATACAAGTTACCAAGAGAATGGTTTGATCAGTTCGATGCAATTTTCTTTGATGAGTGTCATCAAGCCAAAGCAGAATCAATTAACCTAATTGGTCAGAAGTTAACCAAAGCATGGTTTCGTATTGGTACTACGGGCACCTTAGATCAAACACAAGCACACCGTTTAAGCATAGAAGGCATTCTAGGACCTGCTGTACAATTTATACAGACAAAGAGCCTTATGAACAAAGGATTGCTTGCTACTCTTGCTGTTGATTGTATTGTGTTGAAGTACACAGATCAAGAAAAGCAGGATATGAAGAAACAAAAATATCCTGATGAAATCAAAACTATAATAAGTAATAGTAGGAGGAATGAATTTGTCAAAGAACTCGCAATTCATACCAAAGGTAACACACTCATCCTCTTCAACTACGTCGAAGGACACGGGAAACCTCTCCACGCTCTCATTGATGCAGCAGGAACGGATAAGAAAGTATATCTTATTCACGGAAAGACAGAAAGTGAAGCCCGAGAATCTATCCGACGTATCGTGGATACACAAACTAATGCCATATTGGTTGCGAGTTACGGTACTACTAGTACTGGGATTAACATTGTCAACATTGATAATCTTATTCTTGCCTCTCCTACGAAATCTATAATTCGTTTACTACAGAGTATTGGTAGAGGATTACGTGTATCTGCTAAAAAGAAAACTTTAAAAGTTTATGATATCGTTGATGACCTGTGTTATATGTCATACAAGAACCATGTTTATAGACATTTTGAAGAACGAATTAAAATTTATAAAAAAGAAAAGTTTGATTATAAAATAATGTCTATGCCACTACCTACCGATGATAAATAAATTAGGAGGGTTACTATGGCTGACGAAGTACAAGAAACTCCCTTTGGTGGAATTCTAAGAGTTATTAAACTTACTACTGGCGAAGAAATTGTTGGTTTAGTAAGTGAAGCATCTTCAGAAAAAATATTCATAAAAATGCCTGCTCTAATTGAATCATATATGATGAGAGATGCATTAGGTGAAATGATTGAATATTGTAAATTAACAAATTATCTTTCAAATATAAGAAGTTCCGAAGTTTCAATATTTCGCCACGTTATCGTATATATTGGTAGTGCAACGGTTGAGTTAGAAAAGATGTATGCAATATATCATAACGCAATGGAAACGGATCCCAAATCACTGATTACTAGTGCTCCAGAAAATACAGAATTTGGTCCAGAAGCAGGACTTCATTTATTGACAGATCTTTTTAATAATGAAGATTTTGTTAATTTTGTGAATGATTTGATAGACACCTATGAAGGTGCTGAAATTATGATAGATGTTGACGATGATGGAGAAGAAATAGAAGAATCTGACAAGCAGGAACCCTCTGTAGAGGATTTGTTGATCGAAGAGGCTCCGAAGCAACCTAAGCCTATAAAACGCTCTAAAGGTAAGCCTGGTCCAAATAAATTGTCTTATGATCCCAACCTTCCATCAGATAACCCAGAAAGTTGGTCTGATAATCCAAATGACTATATTTAACTCAAGTCACTGGGTGCATCGGGAGTTATTGTATAGTATGAATATTTAAAGGCACATGTTGTTCTTTGAATGGATGTATCACTTGCGTCTGATTGAAACTGTAGTCCACCAAGTGAAACTGGTACAATATTAATAAAGGTTATGACTATTGGCGTATTAC